AGAAGTCCTAGAGCATTTAACAGACGAGCAAATAAACGAATACTTAGAAAGCATTGAAGCGGACTATTTCTATTTGTCTTCTACGCCTTACGAAACAACGCCAGAGTTCGATGCTTGGTGGGGACATATTAATATTAAATCAGTAGACGAGTGGATAGCGTTCTTTGCGGAGTACGGATACTCGGTTCATAAGAAATTAAACATACCTACTGATTGGTCAATACTATTTAAAAAATAATGGCAAGAACACCGAAAGACATAGACGAAGAGAAGCTACTTGAGTGGGCAGATATTTATATAGATTTCTGCTTGAACCATTCTAAGGAGGTAGCTACTGCTTCGGGCGTTAAGCTAATTAAAGAAAGGCACTTGCCTACAATTAACTACTTTCTTTTGATTTGGCTACCAAGACAGAACTTTGAGTTCTATAAGCGAGCAAGCTACTACAATATCTTAAACGATAGCAATCATCCTATGCACAAAGCAGTAAAGCATATCGATGAAATGTTTAGAGCTTTAGCGGCAGACGTAGTAGCAAACGAAGGTAAAGGCATATTCTATGCTAAGAACCTTTTAGGATGGACAGACAGAGCGAAGAACGAGGAGAAACAAGAAGTTATTATAAGCTTTGCAAACGAAGATAACACTTCCCAAACCGCACAATAATCAAGCCAAAGTATTAAACTCTAAGGCTAGATTTAAAGTGCTTATGTCTGGGCGTAGATGGGGAAAGTCCTTAATCTGCCAGGTCATTACTTGCATCGAAGCGATGAAAGGCGGAAGAGTAGCGTATATTACTCCTACATACCAGCTTGCAAAGGTATTCTTTGACGAGTTAGCTAGACTACTTCCTAGCAATGTAGCAACGGCTAATAGATCAGACCTAACGTTTAAGCTAATTAGCGGAGGCACAATTCGATTCTTTACTGGCGAAAGACTAGATAATCTTCGTGGTCTTAAATTCCATTACGCAATTATTGACGAGGCTTCATTTATTCCGAACTTGGAAGATGGATGGCAGAACTCAATACGGCCAACGCTTACCGACTATCAAGGCAAGGCTATCTTTCTATCAACTCCTAAAGGCAAGAACTTCTTCTATTCGCTTTTCCTTAAAGGCATGGAAGCTAACGATGAATGGGAGAGCTTTAAATATACAAGCTACGATAATCCATATATCTTAGATGCGGAGATTGATGCAGCAAGAGCAGAACTTCCAACGGTAGTATTCGAGCAGGAGTACATGGCTAACCCAGCAGAGAACTCAGCGAATCCATTTGGAAGCCAAGCTATTTTAAAATGCGTTTCTGCAATGTCAACAAATCCCGTTAAATGCTACGGAATTGACTTAGCTAAGTATAATGACTGGACTGTTATTATCGGCCTTGACAACGCAGGGAATGTAGCTTATTTTGAACGCTTTCAATCTGATTGGGCAAGCACACAGAATAAGATTCGCAACTTGCCTAAAGCTCCAATGATTATAGATGCGACTGGAGTAGGCGATCCGATTGTAGAACAACTGCAAAGAGAAGGCTTAGATGTGGAGGCGTTTAAGTTTACAAGCCAAAGCAAGCAAGAGATTATGCTTGGCCTTCAGGTAGCAATACACCAGGAGAGAATCCACTATCCAGATGGCATGATTAAAGAGGAGCTTGAAATATTTGAATATCAGTATAGTGCAAACGGAGTAAAGTACTCAGCGCCTACTGGATTCCATGACGATACAGTTTGCGCACTAGCTATGGCTTGGCGTAAGTTTGATTTCAAATCTGGAAGCGGAAGGTACAATTTTTCTTAATAGCTATTTATTAACGATATGAACTGGAAAGATGTAACGGTATTCCAACGCCAACAACTGGAAGCTGTTAAAAACAAGAAAGACGATACAGAACTAGACAAGGCAATTAAAGCTTTGGCTATTTTGACTAATCGAACAGAAGCGCAAATAGATTCGCTTTCGATAAAAGATTTAAATAAGCAATTAAAAGAAATTGACTTTATAGCTAAGGGAGATGCAAAGCCAAAGGCGGTAGATTTTATTCGAGTAAACGGAAGGCAGTACAAGTGCATATTTGATATTCGCCAATTGCCATACGCTCGATACATTGAATCTAAGTTCTTTGGAAATGATGTTTTAAACAACTGCCATAAGATTGCTGCTTCAATGGTTTTGCCAATGAAAAAGACCTGGCGCGGTTGGAAGGTAGCTAAGTACGATGCAAGTAAGCATGAGGAGTATGCGCAAGATTTATTAGAAGCGCCATTCGAATCGGTTTACGGAAGCATGGTTTTTTTTTGTCAAGTATTCACAGACTCGATAAAGAGTTCAAAGGATTATTTGATTTTGGAGATGACAAAGGAGGGGATGAATCCGATAGAGGCAGAGATAACAGTAATGGATTTATGCAACGCTATGGATGGATTTATCAAGCTACATTAATAGCAGAGCATGAGAGAATTAAGCTTAGTGAAGTTTATGAATTGCCAACTATTCAAGCATTGAATAATTTAAGTTACCTGAAAGCTAAGAATGCTTTCGATACAGATCAAATGAAAAAGGCTTATGCAAAGCGTTAGTAAAGCTCAAGCATCGCTAGGTAAAGACTTTACAGTTGGAGGTATCTCTAAGACTGGAGAGATTCCATTGAATAGCGTGGAGGCAGTAATGCTACAAGCTGCTGACAAATTCATGAAGCTTGCTATTGCTAGGATTAATCAGAAGAGAAAGGTAGATAGAGGTAATTTGTCTGACATGCAAGTTAGTTCAGTTACGCAAGATGGCACTAAGTATAGCTTAACTATTGGATATGATAAAAGCAATCCTGCTTCTGAGTATTATGATTTTCAGAACAAAGGAGTAAAAGGAATTAAGAGCAAGCAACCTAGCAAGAGTCCTTATTCTTATCGTACTTTAAGCGTTTCTTCCAAGATGGTAAATGCGCTTATGCAATGGTACATGAGGCATAAGAATTACATTAGAAACGAAGACCAGCGCAAAGGATTAACGCCATTACAACAAAAGAGAAAGACATTAGCGCAAGCTGGCAATTCTCAAAAGAAAATTTATCAAGCAGCTTATAATACTGCTAAAGCAATTAAGAAAAGAGGTATGCCAAGAATTGGTTTCTTCGAAGACAATTTAGATAAAGCATTTGGCAAAGAGTTCCAAACTAAGTTGGCTAAGGCTTTAGGACAAGATATAATTTTAAATATTAGACAAAATTTCGGTAATGGCAATAACAGTAAATAGTACGCCAGCTTCTTATTCTTCAGCTCATGATGCGCTTTGGTATGTAGTAAGCTCAAACAATTCAACTCAAACGAATTTCAAATATGTATTTGATATACAAGTTGGTGGCGCGACAGTTGCCACAGTTAAAAATTTCCCAGACGAAGGCGGATATGGTGTATTTGATGCAGCTCCAATTATCAGGAACTATTTCGCAAGTGGATTTAGCACAAGCGGAAGTAGTTTACTCCAATACGCAGATGGTTTCTTACACGTCGACTTTACCATAATTTACGGAGAGGAGTACGGAGGTACAACTTACACAAACTTAACTTCTTCAACTGGTAAAGCTTGGAACTATGCAGTTGATCCATTCCGTAATTCTATCAGTACTTATGCAAATAAGTTCTTAACTACAAGAGACAGAACTGCTGGCTTAGTAATGCCGGGCGAGAAGTTTTATATCACTTATTTTAACGCAGATTCAGCAAACGTTACGGCTACAATTCAAAAGCTAAATGAAGACGGAAGTAATGATGGAGCAAGCGCTACTGGTTCTGGACTAGGCACTAATCATGGTTTAATATTAGATTTATCTTTCTATGCAATTAATCAATATTTGGGAAGCAACTTTATTAGTACTTCTACTTATGCTTGGCGAGTTACTGTCGGATCGGACTCGATGGTAGTTAAGCAAGCTTGCGCTCCTAGATTTACTCCAGTGCAGTTAGTATTCCAGAATAAATTTGGTGGATACGATTCGTTTATCTTTAGACTATTGTCAAGAGAAAGCCAAAGAGTGCAACGTTCTACTTATAAGTCTAATGAGTATCGCAGAGTGGGAACGGCAATGAGTTACAAGGCAAGCTCAGGAGTTCACTTTGGAGGCAATCAAGCTTTTGCTGGTAATGTGCAATATGGCTACAAGGTAGTATCTGATTATTTAAGCGCAACTGATTACCAACTAGGTTCTCAATTGATTGCAAGTAACGAAGCGTATTTGTATAAAGGAGATGACTACCTTCCAATTATTATGCGCGAGACAAGCTGGGAAGAGAAGAATGATACGGCTGACAAGATGTTTAATTACGAATTAAACTTTGATTTAGGAGTCAAACAACAAACGCAATATAGATGATAACAGAAATATTAATCGAAGGCAGTAGATTAGATTTGTTTGACGATATAGGAGCAGAGTTAAATTATGCCATTGATGACATTAAGGACTTTGCTTCTAGGAATACAAACTACTCGAAGACCATAACACTTCCAGGCAATGCAAATAACAATAAGGTCTTTGGCCACATATACAATTTTGCTAGTGCTAATAATTATTTCGTTAGCGATCCTAATCTTCCAAATGTTGGGTACAATTTTGATCCAACTCGTCAAGCGGAGGCGAAAATCTTTGTAAATAAAATTCAAGTTTTTAAAGGCGTATTACGCTTATTAGAGGTTCGAATTAATGATGGAGCGGTTGAATATGAGTGCGTAGTATTTGGCGAGCTTGGTGGTTTTTCTATGGCTATTGGAAATAGCTTAATAGAAGACATGGACAACTTTAATCAGTACGACCAGACTTGGACTGCTGAGAATGTTGTAGCTTCTTGGGATCCTTCTGGAGCAGTTGCTTCTGGAGTAGGTATAGTTTATCCTTTGATAGATTATGGCAAGTGCAAGGTATCTACTGCGGATTATCACTTAAACGCATTTAGACCTGCTTTCCATGTTTATGAGTTAATAGATTCGATTATTAAAAACGCAGGATATACTTATACTTCTGCTTTTCTAGATACGCCTTACGTTAAGTCTTTAATCATTCCAAATAACAAGGCAAACTTAGAAGTAAGTATAAGCAATCTAATAGAAGCGAATAGTAGGACTTTTACTTATACTGGAACTAATAGCAAAGTAGCATTTGAAACAAATGCGCTTTATACGTTTACGTTAACTGGTACAGATACTTATACCTATACTCCAGCTGCTGAAAATATCGGTAACGTTAATCTGTATGGGAATGGATACATTACTTCGACCAATAGCGTCAAGGTTCAAATATGTAAAAACTCTACTTCCAATGTTTTAGTAGAAGAGATTATTGCATCTACTGGAGGCAACAAAAGAACTTTTTATTTAAGTAAAACAGCATCAGTAACTTTAAATACTAACGACACGCTTTTTGTTTATGTAACTTCTGCCAACTCATTTACATTTGAGGCCACCAATTTATCGTTTAATTATATTTCAGATAGCAAGGTTGCGGTAAATGCTACGACTGGCAATACGCTTACAATGAAGAGCCTATTACCTAAAGGCATAACGCAGAAAGATTTCTTTGCTTCGATTTGTAGACTATTTAATCTTTACGTTTTTGAAGATCCTGAGATTTCTAATCACTTACTGATTGAGCCATATATTGAGTTCTATTTGAAAGGTGCTGGATTCTTAAAGATAAATGACTTAGGCGAGCTTTTACTTCATGGAGAGCCAGGCGATCCTACTGGTTTGCTTTTGCTTTCTGATCCTACGGCTGACTCAGTAGACTGGTCAAATAAAGTAGACCATAGCAAAGAAGTAACGCTAAAGCCTATGAGTGAGCTAAACGCTAGATTCTTTGAATTTAAGTATAAGGAAGATGACGATTATTATAATGATTTATACAATAAGAAATTTAATCAAACTTATGCGGATAGAAGGGAAGATAGCAAGTTCCAATTTGCGGAAGATAGCTCAAATGTTGAAGTAATATTTTCGCCTTCTGTATTGGTAGGTAAAACTTCGGACGATAAATTATGCGCTTCTATTTTTAGCTTAGAAGATGGAGTAGAAGTTCCTAAAGACCACAATATTAGGATTATGCAGTTTGCGTATGTGGAAGAAGTAGAAGCTTGGAAAATAGAAAAGCCATTCGGTTCAAGTGGCAATTTGCTTTCTGGTCTTACTTACTACGGATATGCAGGTCATTTAGACAATCCTACTGAACCAACAAACGACTTAAACTTTGCAGTTCCTAGTCAAGTATTTTTTAATCTATCAACTGTCTATCCTACGACCAATTTGTTTACTGCTTTCTGGGGAGATTATATCGCAGAAATAACTTCGAAAGATAGCAAGCTTCTTAGTTGCTATTTATATCTGACTGTCGAAGACATTTTTTCTTTGAATTTTGCTCGATTGATTTACATAGATGGAGCTTTATGGAGATTAAATAAGATTGTCGATTTTAATCCAGCCATGCCAGAAACGACTAAAGTAGAATTATTAAGAGTAATTGAATTAACATACGCAAGCTAATGGCAGTAAATGAAACGGTAGGTATAAATCTTGTAGCGGACACCAAAAGTCTGAGAAGCCAATTAAGAGAGGCAACTTTAGAGTTAGCTAAATTACAAGATACTGCTGGAGCTTCGGCAACTCAGATAGCAGCGGCAGCAAGAAGAGCAGCCGAGTTAAAGGATCGTATTGGAGATGCTAAAGACACAATCGAAGCATTCAGTCCAGATGCTAAGTTTAAGGCTTTCTCTCAATCTATTCAAGGAGTAGCAGGAGCTTTTGCAGGAGCGCAAGGAGCTTTAGCTTTGTTTGGCGTAGAATCAGAGAATGTACAAAAGCAATTGCTAAAAGTGCAAGCTGCTTTAGCTTTATCTGAAGGATTAAACACAGTATTCTCTTCAATTGATGGCTTTAAAAACTTAGCTTTAGTCCTTAGAACGCAAGTAGTAACTGCATTCTCTACGCTAAGAGGCGCAATCGCAGCGACTGGTATCGGAGCTTTGGCTATTGGATTAGGTTTGTTAATTGCAAACTTCGATAAAGTAAGCGCAGCGGTTTTAAAAGCTATTCCTGGCCTCCGCACTTTTGCTAATTTTATTGGAAATATTACGCAGAAGGTTACAGATTTTATTGGTGTTACTTCGCAATCAGATAGAGCTTTAGAACTATACGCTAAGAACTCAGCTAATAGAAAAGCAACTTACGAGCGTGAGCTTAAAGTATTAGAAGCGCAAGGAGGACAAGAAAAGAAGATTTCAGAATTACGCAAGAAAATAGTTCAAGAGGACATTAATGTTTTAGAGGCTAGAAAGCGTAATGGCAAGCAATTGTCTGACGAAGAAAATAAGAATCTAAAAGATGCTTATAATCAGAAAGTAGTTATTGCTGAAGGTTATAATGCCAAAGTAAAAACGGCAGAAGAAAAGCAAAAATCTCAAGCTCAATTAGATCAAGAAGAGTCTATTAAACTTTTTGAAGAGGAGCAACACAGAAAGTACGAAGCTTACGAGGCTAATGAGAAAAAGATTTACGAGGATAGAACTAAAGAGGCTAAAAATGCTACTTCTATATTAGATAAAATTGAAGCGCAAGGAGAGAAGAACCAGATGCTTCGCATGGCTAGAATCGATAAAGCCATTAAAGGATTCAATGCTTCAGAATTACAAGTAACTCAATTAACTCAAGACGCAAAGCTTTCTATTATTGGAAATGCAGTAGGAGCGGCAGCTAATTTAATTGGAAGAAATACATTAGCAGGCAAGGCTTTGGCAATTGCTCAAGCTACCTTAGACACATACGCAGGAGCTAACAAAGCTTTAGCTGCTTATCCTCCTCCATTTGGAGCGATTGCAGCGGGTACAGTAATTGCTGGCGGACTTGCAAACGTTAGCGCAATTGTTAATACTCAGATTCCACAATTTGAAGGATTTAGCGGAGGCGGTAATATTAGCACTCAAGCTTCAGCTCCAATAGCTCCACAATTTACTCCTCCAGCTCCAACGGCTTTAGACTCAGCAAGCTTAAACACTATTAGCAATGTAGTAGCAAGAGCTTATGTAGTAGAATCGGATATTACTGGAAGCCAAAAGAGAATTAAAAGAATAGAAAACGCAGCAAGAATATAATTATGGATTTACCAATTTACCAGCTAGAGATTAGCGATGACTTAAATGATGGCGCAGAAGTAGACTTCGTAGCGTTAGTAGATAGACCAGCAATTGAGCGCAACTTCTTAAAGTTCAAGGAAGCGCGTTCTAACTTTGCTATTCAATCAGAAGACAGAAGAATAGTATCTGGAGCTTTAATGCTTGCAGATACTCCTATCTATCGTAACGATCAAAATGGCGAGTACTATGTAACGTTTACAAAAGAAACGATTGAGAAGATAGCACAGAAGTTCTTTAAGAAAGGCTACCAGTCAAACGTAAACTTAATGCACGATGAAGCGCAAGCGGTAGACGGCATTACTTTATACGAATCGTTTATCGTAGATTCTTCAAGAGGCATAGCTCCAATGAAAGGATTTGAAGACGCGCCAGAAGGTTCTTGGTTTGGTAGCTTTAAGGTAGAAAACGAAGATGTATGGCAGAAGATTAAGAGCGGAGAATTTAAAGGATTTTCAGTTGAAGGTATATTTAACTACAAAAAGGAGAAGCAACCTATGAGCGTAGAAGAGGCTATGTGGTCGCAGATTGTAAGCATCCTTGAGCAAGTTAAACGATAAAGTATTCTAATTAATTTATTTATAAACAAAAGTTAAACAAACAATGACAGTTAAAGAAGGAATTGAGCAAATCAAAGTATTGCTTTCTGGTCAAGCAGAATTGCAAACTGAGGAGGTAGCACAAGAGCCAGCAACTGAGTTGAGCTTCGAAACGTATGATCTTATGGATGGTACTAAAATCGATTTATCAGCTTTAGAAATGGGCGGAGATGCTATGCTTGTAGACGAGTCTGGCAATTCAGTTACTGCTCCTAACGGAGAGTATGAGTTAGCAGATGGCACTATGGTAACAGTTGTGGAAGGTAAGATCGAAGGGATCGAATCTCCAGAAGCTGAAATGCCAGAGGTAGAAGATGAGATGACAAAAGAAAAAGAAGAAGAGATGTCAACTCAATTCGATGAAATGGATGCAACAATTAACTACTTGAAAGCAGAGAACGAAGCTTTAAAAGCTAAGTTAGATGAGATGGATGGTAAGTTTAATCAAGCATTTGAAAAGGTTTTTGTTTTGGTAGAAGAATTAGCTAAGATGCCTAGCGCAGATGCTATCCAAGCTCCGAAGCAATCATTTAAAGTAACAGAGTCAAAGGCGGACAAAGTAGATCGCTTCTTGAACAAGTTTGTAAAATAAAAAATCACAATTTAAATTAAAAAAAAATGGCATTTGTAGTAAGTTCATTAGCTAATTACACAGAAGAGAATGCAGCTCAATTAGTAGCTTCTTCTGTATTAGGCGCGAAAACGGCTTCTTTGATTAAGTCTCAAGGAAACGTAATGGTAGGCGTAAAGTCTGCTGAAACAATTAATATCATGGATACTGACGCTATCTTCCAAGATGGTGCTTCTTGCGGTTTTACTGCTTCAGGTTCAACTTCATTCACTCAGCGTACTGTAACAGTAGGTAAGATTAAGGTAAACGAAGCTTTATGCCCTAAAGATTTAGAGGCTAAGTATTTACAGAAGGCTTTGACTGCTGGTTCTTCTTACGACTCAATCGCATTCTCAGCTGAGTACTCTCAGCGTAAGGCTGACAAGATTGCTGCTCAATTAGAGACTGCTATCTGGCAAGGAGATACTGGTTCGGCTAACGTAAACTTAAACAAGTTTGATGGTTTGGCTAAGTTAATCTTAGCTGCTTCTGCTTCAGTAATACACGCAAACACTTCTGCTTTTTACGGTACTCCATTAGCAGCTTCAGCTGGTATCACTACTTCTAACGTAGTAGCAGTTTTAGATGCAGTTTACAAGGCTATCCCTGCTGAGATCGTAGGACAAGGCGATGTAGCTATCATGGTAGGACAAGACGTTTTCCGTACTTACACTATCGCATTGAAGAACGCTAACTTGTTCGCTTATACCTTCGATGGTTCATCTGATTCTGAGTTTGTACTTCCAGGTACTCAAATCAAGGTAGTAGCAACTCCAGGTTTGAACGGAACTTCTAAGATTTACGCAACTCGTATCTCTAACTTGTTCTTAGGAACTGACTTGTTGAACGAAGAAGAGCGTTTCGAATTGTTCTACGCTAAAGAAGCAGATCAAGTACGTTTTGTTTCTGAGTTCAAGATGGGTGTGAACATCGCATTCCCAGCTGAAGTAGTTGACTTCATCTTAGCATAATCTTAAATAGGTTCGGGGAGATCCATTGGATTGGACTCCCCTAATTTTAACACTTTAAAGAAACAATAATATGGCTTGCGCATTGACTCAAGGATATACATTAGATTGTAGAGATTCTTTAGGTGGGATTACCGAAGTTTACTTCATTGAATAAGGCAACGTTACTTCTACGACTCAAGCTTCTGGCGTTATTACGGCAGTAGTTAAAGCTTCAAGTAAAGTTTTCCGTAAGTATGAATTAGTACCTGGTACTTCTTCTCTTACTGAGAATATCAACGCTTCAGTTCAAAATGGTACGGTATTCTACGCACAAGAATTATCCATTATATTAAACAAATTACAAGCTAATACTCGCAATGAGATTTTATTACTTGCACAGAATACTTTGGTAGCAGTAGTAAAAGACAATAACGATAAGTATTGGTATTTGGGTAAAGTTCATGGTATCAATATCACTGGCGGTTCTGGTGCTACTGGTACTGCTCAGGGAGATCGTTCTGGTTACACTTTGACTTTCAGCGGTTCTGAAGGCGAGTTAGCTCCAGAGGTTTCATCTGGTATTATCGCAGGTTTAACGGTAGCTTCGTAAGATAGTTCGTTTGGTTGGCGAGAGAATTGGGTAGGCAGAAGTCCTACCCTTTTTTCGTTTAAGGATAAAAATAAATTAAATGCTATTTATTAACGATGATTCATTTGACTAAAGGACAGACTGAGAATATAGTTTTAACGCTGACAGAGAAGGCTACATTGACTTCCCCAAATTGGCTATTTATTTTTAAGTCAAGAGTAACGAATGAGACAGTAAGCTTTGTAGTTCTTGGAAGCGCAGATTTGTCTAGCTATAAAGAAAGGTTTAATAGCTTTAATATTGTAGTTAATACGCACTTTGCAAATAAGACTAGCGGAGAATATACCTACACAATCTACGAGCAAACAAGCACAAGTAATACTAATCCAGCGAATGCTACTGGCATAGTAGAAGTAGGTCAAATGAACCTAAAAGATGCAACTGATTTTAGCTTTACTAGCTACACAAATACACCGAATACTTACAAAGTACGAGATATATGAGCAATGAATTATTAGTGCTTTCTTTTGCAGAAGCCAAGCAACCAGAATACAGAGAGAAGAAAGGAGAAGGCGGAGGCTATATTGAATTTGGACACAAAAACGAATATCCGAATTATCTAGTTGACTTGTTTAATAAGTCTGCGAAGCATAATGCGATTATCAAAGGCAAGGTTAACTACATTACTGGTAATGGTTTCAAAATCGTAGGGGACGCAGATCCCATTGGTGAACAATTCATCGCAAGCGCAAATCAATCAGAATCGTTAACCGAAATTCTACGCAAAGTTTCTACCGATATAGAGATATTCGGAGGAGCTTATATGCAAATAGTATGGAGTCAAGTAGGTGGCAATCTATCTGAGATTTATCACTTAGACTACACGAAGGTAAGAGCCAACGAAGACAATACTCAGTACTGGTATTCGGATAATTGGAAGGATCAAAAATATAAGAAAGAAGTTTACAACGCTTTCAATTCACAGATAAGAACTGGCACGCAGATTCTTTACCTAAAGGAGTATCGTCCTAATCTTAATGCTTATGCTTTACCAGGTTATTTCGGTGCGTTAAACTACATTGAATCCGACATTGAGATTTCTAAGCACGTTTTAGGAAATGCTCAGACTGGATTCAGCGCAAGCAAGTTAATCACTTTGCCAAATGGCGAGCCAACAGATGACGAGAAGCGTACAATTGAGCGCAAGTTTACTGATCGCTTTACTGGTTCAGATGGCAAGAAGTTTATTCTTAGCTTTACAAACGATGCTTCTAGAAAGCCTATCGTAGATGACTTAGGAGCTTCAGATATTACTAAGGAAGATTTCCAGAATGTAGATAAATTAATTCAGCAAAACTTATACGCTGGACACCAAATTACTGCACCAGATTTATTTGGTATTGCTACTCCTGGACAATTAGGAACTCGCCAGCAAATGCGCGATTCTTATGAGATATTTAAAAACACTTACGTTAATGATAAGCAAATATATCTTGAACAAGTATTCAGTTTACTTGCCAAATTACATGGTGCTAATGGGAGCTTGCAAATCGTACCGGTAGAGCCTATTGGTATTGAATTTAGCGAAGCGGTAATTAAAGAGCTTGCTCCTAAAGAGTGGATACTTGAGAAATTAGGTATTGACTTAACTAAGTACAACCAAGCTACTATTAATGATGCAGTTCCAGTTCAACAAGAGCAATTAAAAGCAAGTTTTTCTGAAGATGACATTATCTCAATCTTTGCGCAATTTGGCGAAAGTAAAAGCGACTATGCTATTTTTAAATCAAAAGAAGTATTCTCAAGCAACGCAAGCGAGCAAGAAGAAGAGATGCACATGGAGTTCGCTGAACAAGCGCTAACAGTTTTAGAAGCTAATATCTTAGACTTAATTCAAAAGGATAAGCGTATTACTCCAGAGGTAATTGCGGGAACAACTAGAACGGATGTAAATATCATTAAGCGAGTTATTGAAGGATTGATTTCTAGAGAAATTATCAAACCTTCTACGGTTAACGGAACGATTCAGCATAGCTTATTAAAGCCATTGAGCCAATTGAATGCTCCTAAGCCACAGACTACTACTTTCCAAGTACGTTATAGCTACGAGTGGAGAAGCAGTATTCCAGTAAGCGAGCGTAATAGCTCAGACCATCCAAGCAGACAATTCTGCGCTAGATTAATGACATTAGATAGACTTTACACAAGAGCGGAAATTGAAGCGGTAAGTGCAAGATTAGGTTATTCAGTATTTGATCGCAGAGGCGGTTGGTGGACGATGCCAAACGGAGAGCATTCTCCTTCATGCAGGCATTTATGGATGGCACAGACAGTAATTAAAAAAGGATAGAATGAAGAATACTTTATTTATTTCAGTTAGTTCAATCAAGGAGAGAACTGGACTTCATGCAAATGTAGACGATAAATTGGTCTTGCCAGAAATTAAGACGGCACAAGACATGTACATTCATCCTTTACTTGGTTCTGGTTTGTACGAGCGCTTGCAAGATGGCATAGATAATAACAATTTAACGGCTGATGAAGTTGCACTATTGGACAACTTTGTAACTGATACGCTTATCTACTACGTTTTATCTGAGCTACCTACTGGACTTAGCTATCAATTCTATAATAAAGGCTTAGTACGCAAGACTTCTGATAATACAGATCAGCCACAGATGCAAGATTTGTTAGACATTTCTGCAAGGTATCGCAAGAGAGCTGAGTTTTATGCGGAGCGAATGGTTAAATTCTTGAAGCAGAACGCAGCGCAAGGGAAATACAATTTATATTTGAATCCAGGTTCTGGACTAGATGCAATTCATCCAGATAATTCTGCATATTCTACGACTATTTACTTAGGCGATTGCGAAGGATGCGGAAGCGGTTTATCATTCGAAGAAAAGTATCAAGGTCAAACTGGTTTCTGTTGCTAATATGCCGAAAGATTATAGTAGAAAAAACATTGAAAAACTGAAGATTTATTTAAGTCAAAATGGCGATAAAACAACTAACATTAAATCAGACAGTCAAGCTGATAAGGGACATAGCACAAAGCCACGACCAAATTAATACGGTCTATTTTGGCGATGTGTGGGAGTTTTTAGCTCAAGCTGATAATGTTTATCCAGCGATGTTTTATTCGCTTACTGGAAGCCAAATAAACGGCAAATCTTTAGACTTAAACTTTAGCTTATTTTTCTTAGATAGACAACTTCAAGATGAAAGCAATGAGACAGAGGTTTTGTCTGATCAATTGCTTATAGCTCAAGATATAATTTCAATGTTTCGTTCTCCTAAATTTGATTGGGAGATAAGCGATAGTGTATCACTAGAATTTTTTACAGAGAATGAGAAGGACTATTTAGCTGGTGTTAAGGCTGATATAGTAGTAAGCTTCCCGATGTTATCAAATAGATGTCAAGTTCCAAGCGATTTTAATTATCCAAATTAATGGCAAATAAAAAAATAAACCAATTAGTCCTAAAGACTACCATTCAGCCTACGGATTTATTTCCGTTAGGAGATGCTTCGACTGGACAATTATTTAAGAAGACAGTTGCGGAATTACAAGCTGCAATCGGTGGAGCGGTAATTTCAGTAAATGGCTTAGTAGGTACGGTAGTACTTGATACAGATGACATCCAAGAACTAGCTTCGCCAACGAATAGATATTTTACAGAGGCTAGAGCAAGAGCTGCGATAAGCTTAACTACTACCGGTAGCTCAGGTGCTAGTACTTATTCTTCTTCTACTGGAGTTTTAAACGTTCCTACTTATACCTTAGCTGGACTTGGTGGTATTACTGCAAGCTTCTTGAGCGGAGGCACTGGGATTACTTACAATTCAGGTACTGGAGTAATTTCTTATTCAGGTACGGTTTACACAGATTCTTCTATTAGAGCATTATTTAGCGCTGGGACTGGGATTAGTTACAACTCAAGTACTGGAGCTATTAGTTACTCTGGAACGGTTTACACAGATTCAAGCATTCGTGCTTTAATCTCTTTGACTACAACTGGATCAAGCGGAGCTTCAACTTATAACAATACAACTGGAGTTTTAAATGTTCCTAATTACACGCTTGCAGGATTAGGAGGTATTTCTTTGACTTCATTAAGCGGTAGTGCGCCAATAACTTACAATAGCTCTACTGGTGCGATTGGTATCACACAAGCTAATACTTCAACAGATGGCTATTTAAGTGCTACGGATTGGAATACATTTAACGGCAAGCAATCAGCTTTAACGATTGGAAATTTAACAGAAGCGACAAGTTCAGTATTGACAATTACTGGAGGAACTGGAGCAGTAATAGGTTCAGGGACAAGCATTCAAGTAAAGCAAGCAAGCTCAACAGTTAGCGGTTTCTTATCTTCTACTGATTGGTCTACGTTTAATAATAAGCAAGGCACTATTACGCTTACTACTACTGGAACTTCAGGAGCTGCAACATTTAGCGCAGGTACTTTAAACATTCCACAATATCAAGCAGTTCTTACTAATCCAGTAACTGGGACTGGTACTTCTGGACATGTTGCTTACTTTAATGGTAGCGGTTCTATTGCTGGTTCAGCTAATCATTTTTGGGATAATACAAACGGAAGACTTGGAATTGGTACTGCAACTCCAGCTTATAAATTAGATGTATTAGGAGTAGCTGGCGAATTAGTATCAATTGGAACATCAACACAGAAATTATATTTTTATCCTGATAGTGCAGGTTCAATGCTTAGCACTGGAGCTGGGCAAGCTGGGCAAGGTATATATTTTGGGCATACATCAAATTTTATGTTTTTCCAAACTAATGCAGTAGAACGTATGCGAATTACTTCTGCAGGCAACGTAGGCATTAATACAACTTCTATTAGCTCTGCCACTGGACAAATAGTTACAGAAATTTATGCTAGTCAATATGCAACTTTAAGAGCAAATGGAGCTGGTACTGTAAAAGGAGAGTTTACGGCTAATAGTCAAAGTAATTGGCTTTTTATAGGTACAACTACTAACCACCCAGTTCTTTTTAGCACTAATGATACTGAACGCATGCGAATTACTTCATCTGGAAACGTAGGAATTGGAACTAGTACGCCACAATCAGGACTAGGAAATGGATTAACTATTGACGGATCAACTTACGCAACATTATACTTACAAAATTCAGGAACTCAAAGAGGTTATTTTACTGGATATTCAGGAGGTTTAATTATCAATGCAAGTACTGGAACATTGGCTTTAAATAATGGAGGATCTAATGTTCTAATAGGTACTACTACCGACAATGGAGAACGCCTTTACGTTTCAGGTTCTATCCGCGCGACTGGTTCAATTACTGCAAACTCAGATGTTCGACTAAAGAAAAACATTGAGCGCATCGAAAACGCTTTGCAAAAGGTTAGTGAAATCTCTGGCTATACTTACAATACTATCTACGATGAAGACAGACACGCTGGAGTAATTGCTCAAGAGATTGACAAAGTTCTACCTGAGATTGTAAACAAAGGAAACGATGGCCTTATGGGTGTTGAATACGGAAACATTTCAGCGTTATTAATTGAGGCGATTAAGGATTTAAAAGTACAAAACGATTCTTTACAAGCAAGATTATCAGCTTTAGAAAAATAGTATGGCTTTACAAAGCTCGGGACAAATGTCCTTTGCAGATGTGTACAATGAAATAACGGGGGAATCTTTACCGAATCCTCCGATTTCTATTACATTGGCCGAGCTTGGACAATTACAAAACGCTTCAGGGCAGACTATACCATTAAACCAAAATTCGCCTTATAAGCCAGATGGCGTTTTACCTACGGTTTTCCCAGATGAATGGTACAGATACTGCCAGACTTGCGGAGTTCCAAAGCCATTCCTTCAGATTACAAAGCAAGCTAGTACAAGCGCCGATGCTGGAGTAGATTTTAATTACTTTCTAACGGTTACAAATAACGGAGAGACTTCTACTAGCGGTAATATTACGATTTACGATACGATTCCAAACAATATAATCATAAGGTCTGTAACTGGCAGTAATATGACTTATACTGTCGTAAATCAGAACGTAACTATTACTTATACTGGAACGCTTGGAGTAGGGCAGTCTGCTTCGTTCTACATTATCATTAGGACTTTCTATTCGGGAACGTATTACAATCAAGCATCTTGCGTAGGCGGAGGCGATAATACTATCCGCTATTCTAATACGACTGCTACAACAGTAGCAACTGCAAGCTATACGGCTACAAAGACAGAGCGCAGAGATAGAACGCTTCAGCGTAATAACTGCGGAGAGTTTGGAACTGGATCATTCGTACAAGTTTGGAGTCCTTACTTTACTAATACTTATACAAGCTTTATTAGCCAAGCAGATGCTGATGCTCAAGCGACTGCGCTATCTGTAACGCAAGCAAATAATTGGTTAGATGCAAACGCTCAAGCGGTAGCAAATGCAGAAGGTACTTGTGGCTATCAATATCCAGACTTGCGTTTGGTACAAAGTTTAAGTCCAAGCACAATTAACAGATTCCAAAATACTACGCTTAACATTAATATTAAGAACTTTTCTGCATTTACTAACGGAACGCTTACGCTTACTTGCGCTTTGCCTGCTGGACTTAATTATGCAAGTTTGCAGAACGCGCCTTCTGGATGGAGTTTTAGCGTAAATAATAATATTATTACGATGACTACTACTCAGCAGTTATCGCCTACTTATAATGCTGATTTTAGATTTACTTTAGTTGGAGTTCAGGTTGGAAGTTTTAGCTTCTACACTTTTGCAAATGGAGGCAATATTGCTAATCCTCCAGTAAACTCAAACTCTTCTACAATTACTATTAACCAGGAAGCGGTTTACAGTATTGATGCTGGATCATTTAATAACGATTGTGTTTA